AAAGTCTTTGCAAATCTCGAACTTAAGCCTGGAAGCAATCAAGAGTCAGACGAAGATAAATAGTCGTATCACACGGTCACCAACCAACTTCCTATCTCAGTCGGGTACGTCAAGTATAATAATGCCATTTCTTTGCTTTCTTACTGACCTCGTGCCCGCAGGCTTTGCACTTTGCTAATTTCATCGCTTTCTCTCCCTTTTCATTCGCTGGGCCATCTCACCCAGCAGCGTCATGTCATCGTCCGTAAGCTGTCCGCGTTCAACCAACCACCGCAACTGTTCGAGCGTCCGCGTGCTCGGCGTCACTGCACAGTCGCCGGGTGTCTCCGCTATGGCAAATCCGCCGGGCCCCCCAAGGTCTCGCATCAGGGTGGGTGAAATCTCAGCAGGTGTGACTTCCAGTATCTTTGCCAGCTTCACCACGGCAGACAGGTTCAAAGCGATTTTCCCATTAAGATATTGACTGACGGAGCCCTGACTGCTCCAGCCCATATACTCGCAGACCTTTTCCTGAGTTAAACTCAAACTCGTCTTCTTACGATCCCAAATGGTTTTTAATCGCTTCGCGTCAGCGATCTGCTGCGGTGTTAATGCCTTCCTCGCCATAGTATCCATTTAACAGCACTCCCAATAGTTGAACCATTAGCGGCGCTGTTGACAAAACGTATCAGCACAGCTAATATCTGCTGAGAGGTGGCCGATGAAAGAACTGAAGCTCAAGGAATTTTTGATCAACGGCACGCAAAGCGAAATCGCCGCCGCCCTGGGTGTAGGCCAGAGCGCCGTTTCACAAATGCTAGCCGCCGGCAGAGATATCCGTGTCCGAGTTGATGAGAATGGCCGGATATCCGAAGCCTACGAAGTAAAGCCCGTTGGTCGGATAACGTCCGAAACCCAACAGGTTGCGTGAGATTTTTTTAACTTAAAACGACCTTTCGACGCCTTGCGACAAGTTCGAGGGCTGTCGGAAAACAACAAAAGCCCGGAGGGGCATAGTGGAACAACAACCCCTATTTTTTGAGGACGTTTACGCAGCCCTCAAGTACGTTGTCCAGTCACTCGGAAAGCCCAAGGACGTAGGTCCACTGATATTCCCCCACAAGGAAGACCCGTTTGCAGCGGGCCGATTGCTGTCGGACTGCATCAATCCCAACCGTGACTCCAAGCTCGACATTGAGCAGGTCATTCTGCTGCTGCGGCTGGCTCGGGAGAAAGGCTGTCATCTGGGCATCGAGTACCTGTGCACTGCCGCGGGTTACTCGAAGCCAGTGCCGATCGATCCCAAGGACGAACGGGCCGAGTTTCAGCGCGAACTCATCCGCCAGCTGCAACTCACCCGTCAAATGATCAACCGATGTGATCCCAACCTGCTGGCACAGTTATGAGCCTGCAACTAGACCCCTGTCCTTTCTGCGGCTGCTCCGTGGTTGGTGTTGAGCGGCTTAACCTTAATAGTAACCGTGACGGCGCGCAGGCAGTTTACTGCCGGGCGTGCGGCGCCCGCGGGCCGGTGCGGATGACCTCCCTAAAGGGGGTAGAGACTGAGAGCGTTGCAGCGTTGGTCGCCGATGAGTGGAACCGCCGCATCGGTAGCGAGGAGGCAAACGAACACCTGTCAGATGAGGAAATCCGTTCGCTGGTATCAGCGGCGTTTGATGCCGGCAACTCATTCACGGATGAATTGGCGGAAAAGAGACACCCCCCCGAAGCGCCCTCCGTTGAGTCGCCGGCGGCTGCTGACGAGCTCGGGGCCACGAGAGACCCGGCGCCGGACAACGGCGGCGACGTGGTCGCACAACCGAATACACAGGGTGAGGCCACCGATCCAGGTAATCCACGCCTGCAAGCCCCGACCCCGAAAACTCACGTTCAGCCGCCGGGCGGTGGCGGCGCGCTGGACACCAAACATAATGCCGTAGCCGCGCGCCTGCAGGCCTGGCTCACAGCCAACGGAACCACGATCGAAAAGGCGGTTAAACGCGACCATATAGACCTGGGCTGCTCAGCCGTGACTTTGTATGCCCTGCTCAAGCGGCAAAAGGTCCGGGACGCCTCCCTGGATGCCGTCAATACCGCCCTCGACATGCTATCCGAGGATCCGGTGGGTGCGTCGACGCCACTCTATGGCGCTGCCGTGGTCGAGCGTCTACCCAACCAGTTCGCCCCGATCACGGGCCTGAAACCCATCACCTCGCCGGCGCCACCGCGGCGCTGCGCGCGGACGCCATGATGAGCCTGAAACCGCGCCTCCACGTTCGGCGCATGCGGCGACCTGGGTTGTGCTGGAGCTGGAACCCGCACACGCAGATGCCGGACGAATACCTGGTGGATTATGCCGACAGAGATGAAGGCGACCGGCTGGATTTTATACGTGGAATCAATATCACCGATCGGCACTGTATAAAAATACACATCGCAGGGCTATTGCTGGTGGCGAGTTGGTTGCGATCCGCATGAACACCGATATCCGATTGCTCCTGTCGTTTCAGCAGCACCCGAAAACGAAAAAACTGCGGCGCAAGTTGGGTGATGGCGGCCCGCTGTCTTTGATCTACCTACTGATGTTCGCGGCGGCGAACAAACCAGACGGAATACTCACCGGGATGGATGTTGAGGACATCGCCCTGGCGGGCGATTGGCAGGGCGATCCGGGCGAGTTTGTGGACACGTTGGTCGCCGTGAAGTCCCTCGATTTGGACGACGAGACGTACCGAATCCATGATTGGGAAGAGCACAACCCCTGGGCGGCCGGCGCCGAACAACGCAGCGACCACGCCCGAAAAGCCGCTCGTGCCCGGCATAAGGCCGGTACCGGCAGAACTATCCCGTCAACGAACAATCAAGCACTTACGTCAAAAAAGGATGCTACGAGCACGAATGAGCAATGCTCCGAGCATACACTGAGCATGGATGAGCTAGCCCGGAGCAATGCCCCGTCTCCGTCTCCGTCTCCGAATCCTATCCTTTCCGAATCCACCGCCGCAGTACCCGGTAAAGCCGTGCCAACGGGTAGGCCGGCGGCGGCGCGAATGGATTATTCAACCTGGCAACCCGATGACACCTGCCTGGCCAGGATCCGCGCCACCGATTCAGACATCACTGCCTCGTTCATAGCGGCCGAACGCCTGGAGTTCATCACCTACGCCGAGGACAACAACATCCATCCGGATAAGCTGCGTGCAAACTTTCAATCCCAGACGCACCGGCACTGGGTGATGGCAAAGGCCCGGGAACTCAACACCGGGCCGCTGCGCACCCAGGCAGCGAATAGCATCCGCGATATTCCCGTTGGCGGCTTGGAAGCGTGGTCACGGGCCCGGGACGGGCCTGCGCCGAACGCCGGCGAAAGCGCCGACGACTACCGCCAGCGCATCCTGAAAACCCTGAGAGAACGAGAAAATGCCACAGCCAACATCCCAGCCATCGAACAACTCGCCGCCGCCACAGCCGTCTGAGGACCGGCAACTGGTGATGGACCGGCTGTGGCACCGTCTGGCGTTTATTTTCGGTTTGGACCTGTGGACCGCTGAACGTGGCGCGGTGGGTGCAGAGCAGTACCAGGGCTGGAGCGATGGGCTGATGGACTACACGGTCGAGCAGATCAGCCGCGGCGTGCAGCAGCTGGGTGGCTGGAAAGGTTCGAAGCCGCCCGACCTCAACCAGTTTGCGCGGCTGTGCCTGACGGCCACGGCCGCGAAACCGGCAGCGGCACAGGTTGCAGCGGCGGAGCAGCAACGCCAGGCGGGTGTGGTGTCCAGCCCGAAAACCCGCCAGCAAACTACCGGCGACATGGAAAATTTTGCCGACAGTTACCACCGCTGCGGGCTTGGCCGGCGCTGGCCTGGTGGGCATGTCGATGGGATCTGAAGTGGGAACGAGTAAGCAAAGGGTCGCGGGCAAGCGCGTCGTCTACTCACCGCATGAGTGTTTGCAATGCGGCGGCCATTTGGTGCCACGGGTGCGCGCCAACGGCTCCAAGGAAACCCCGCGCGAGTTCAACCGGCGTAAAGGCTGTGACGTGTGCAGTCCGCAGAAGCCCCGCGGCGCCCTGCGCGGAGGGAGTGTACTGGAGCGTCGGCAACTGGACGCCAACCGCGTGTTGCGGCAGTGGCGGTTGGCCTGCCCATGAGCAGCTTTGACAAGCTCATCCGAAAGTATCGCCGGAGCAAGTACAGCTCTGCCCATGCCGCGCTGATGGGAGCATTTCGGGTTTTACAGAATCAGCACAATCACGAACAACTGGAGAACGCAATGGCAAAAAGAGCAGCACCAGGTAGAGTCGAGGGTTACCCCACCCCATCCGGGAAGATCAATCTGCAAATTGTTTCCGGCGGCCGCTTTGACAACGTCCTATTTATCACCAAGCAGGGCTATGAGCGCAAGGCCGGAGCATTAAAAGCCCGGGAAGCCGCACAGCATGCGCTGATCACCGCCGGGCCGATTGAATATATCACCCGGGAGGAGTACCTCAAACGGCAGGCAAGGCGGCGCCGTGAGGCCGCGCAGCGTAAAAGCAAGCGGGTCAGACCGTGAGCGGATCGAGCAGCAGCGGCGTAGGTTTCGGTGGACTTCTGGGGATCGTGTTCATCGTACTGAAGCTGACCCACGTCATCGATTGGTCATGGTGGTGGGTGTTGTCACCGATCCTGATTCCACTTGGCATTGCCGTGTTTTTGGGGGTGATCTGGCTTTTTGCCAGCGCATTGAAAAACGAGAGACGGTGACCGATCAGGATCCACAGGACGGCTGGGAACTGGTGTACAGCCTGAGGCTGCCAGAGCCCACGATATTGCTCAACCGCTGGACGCGCATGCACCACCGGCAGAAGACCCGGCATATCTCCACCCTGCAATGGGCAGTGCTGACCGCCTATGACGGCCGGCCGATCCGCGCACTGGCGCAGTGCTGGATCCACGTGAAACGCGGCAATCCAAGACCATTCCCGGATCTGGACGGGCTGATTGGGGGTTTGAAGCCCCTGCTCGATGTCCTGGTGTTGCCCAGAGCGCGTAATCCCTACGGCCTGGGGTTTATCCAGGATGACTGTCAGAGCGTGCTGTGCAAGCTCACTGCCGAGTCGGTAGTGACGCCCAGGCGCCATGGATTTACCGAGGTCGAGATTTACCGGCCGGCGGCGAGCGGTGTCTGCTGATGAATGTCGTCCAGCCCATCCGCGACAAGCGCAAACTGGAGGACGTCAAGGCCTGGTTTGCCTTGCGTCCGCCGCGCGACAATCTGCTGTTTCTGGTGGGCATCAATACCGGTCTTCGGATCTCAGACATTTTGCTGCTGAGAGTGCGGGACGTCGAGGGCCAGCATCTGGTGCTGCGCGAGAAGAAGACTGGTAAGCGGCGCTTCATCCCAGTCAACGACGAACTCGCACAGCACTTCCGTCAGTATTGCAAGGGTCGCCGTGGCAATGAGTTCCTGTTCTGCTCGCGTGAGGGCGACAATCGGCCCATCACCACATCGATGGCCTATCGGATAATGCGGGAGGCCGCAGCTGCGGCCGGACTCGAGCACATCGGCACGCATACCCTGCGCAAAACATTCGGCTACCACCTGTACCAGCAAACCAAGGATCCGCAACTGGTGTGCGAACTCCTGGGGCACTCGGATCCGGCCATCACCAGGCGCTACATCGGGATCAACCAGGACACGGTGGATACTGCCATGGCGAAATTCCGCATATGAAACTGAGCCGGACAGATCGGCGGATGCTGGAAAAGGCGAACAGACGCTGGCCCGAGCATCTGCTCGAGATTGATCGCAAGGATTGGCCAAATCTACATCATTCGAACCGTGTCCGCGTGCTGCGCTCGCGGCATTACCTGGTGCAGGTGTTCCAGGAACGTTTGCCGGTGCTGGTACGCCTGACCGTCTGCGGCACATCGGTGGATGGTGACAGGTGGACTGATGGCATCTCCTGGGACGTCCTGCAGCGACTGAAGAGAGAGGCTGGCTACGGCGACATGTGTGCTGTGGAGATTTTCCCCCCCGATGGCGATGTCGTAAACGTGGCCAACATGCGGCACTTGTGGGTACTGGCGGAACGGCCGCCCTTTGTTTGGTGTAAACAACAGCGTGGATAAGTGGACAAAAAATGCAACATATTGAAATTCAAACAGTTCATTTCAGCTTCATGACTGTGGAACTCAAGCGCGTAAATCGCGCAAAGCGGCACCCTGTAATGGTTTTGCTGTATGCGCCAGTGCATGAGAATAACCGGTGAAGCGAACTCGACCACAAAAACGGCGCGCAAGGCTTTATGGCACAAGGCTCGCGCTGATTCCGGAAACGCTCAATTCCGCTCAGTGTGGCACCTGTGGAACTCAAACTGAAGTGAACTCAAGGCCATGAAACAAAAGCAAGCAATTAGCGGTGGACCGCTGAAAGAATTTTATGGTGGCTGGGCGTTGATGCCTTTTCTTGGCGATAAGACGCACCGTTGAGCGAAAGACCCGCTGCCGGTAATTGGGTCAATTCGGTACTTCCGTTCGCGCTGTGGATTGACTGCAGCAACCAGCGACTTTTGCCCGCCTTTGGACAGTGGGAGTTTTCCACGCTGTAAACGCTGTCAGCGGATGGGGCGGAAATGAATAGCAAAATCTAGGACCTGTATGAACAAAGCGTACAAAAATGAGCATTGAATACATGCTGGCGCGCCTGACCGCCCAGACGGGTAACCTGGATCCGCGCATTCCCGGCGGCGGGATCCCCGAACTGACCGCCGCCGACATCTCGCTGATCGCCGCGGCGGCGCCGCACATGTCGTACCACGCGCTGATGGCCAAATATTGCGACGATCAGATCAGCGAACGGGAGATTCTCGCCTGGGCGCATCGCACCAGCCTGGACGAATGGTTCACCAACCCTGCACACGCGACCACACCCGTACAGGCGCGCCAGTTGAACCGCCTGGCCGAGCTGACGGTGCTGGCCTGGATCAACCCCCAACTACCGCATGGCACGTCGATCCCGACCCGCGCCGCCTACATCGGCGCCAACCACGATACCTTCCGACACAATTTCCAGTCACACTATGCGTTCCTGACCGGCGAGTTGGGGTATCTGGAGAGGATCGGCATAATAGCTGCGTACAAATTCAAGGGGCGAAAAGATGATCAAGAATGAACTGATGCAGATTGCTCAGCATGAACTAAGCAAATTCATTAATAGCCTGAATCTCATGATTCTGAATCGGACAGCTCCAGTACAACTTTTGGAGCGGCCCACCCTGATCGGGCAATGCCTCCATGAAATTGCCGGCGGCTGTGTGGTCTACATGCTGATCTGCAAAGAGCACGGCAGCGAGGTGTCTTACATAAAAATTGGGCTGGCGAGAAACATTGAAAAGCGAGTATGTGGCATCGCCTCGGCCTGTCCCTTGGAAATAAAAAAAGCGCTGTATTTCTGCTTGCCTGGTTACCAGCAGGCCTACCATCTTGAACAATCCATGCATGCGGCGTTTTCAGACCACCGGGTGCGTGGTGAATGGTTCGGATTTCCGGACCGAAACGAACGAGAAGTAATCGTTCGCAAGATGTTGGAATACGTGGAGGGCGAACTTGAGGAGCATTTCAATTCCTTTATCTATACCCCGGCCTTAGCCAATGATCCGGATGTCCAGATCGCCAGGGCATTCGCACAAAAGGTGTGGTATCTTTCGACCGACGCTTCGAGCAAGTATGAGATTGAACGGGTGCTTGCGTCCCTGTCGCCATCATCCAGCGAAAACTACGAGCGGCTGCAGTCAGTTCTGCAACAGAGCAAAATCTGTTGACTCCTTGAAACCACATGGGGTCACGTGTATTATTCCCACTGTCCAAAGTCACCACCAGAACCCGCGCTCGCGGGTTTTTTATTGCCCGTTGCGGGATAGTTCAGCGGCAGAACGGCAGGCTCATATCCTGCAGGCCCCTGGTTCGAGTCCAGGTCCCGCACCCAATTTCATCCGCCTTACGGCGGTTTTTTTTTGCCCTCTCGC